CGTTCAGTTAGTTTATCCTGCAAAGTAGCTAGACCCGCACGAATTTCTGCAATATCTGCTTGAGCATCCTTCAGCGGATCAACCCATTCAGTTTTAGGTAAAGTAAATTTACAAGTAGCATTGCCTGCAGCTTCACTTATATACAGTGAAGCAAGTTGTTTGAATCTTTCCGTCAGTGGCAGTAAACCTCTGTTAATAAAAATCAGAGATTGCGTCATTGCTACACGTCTGCGGAACTCAATTAATCCAGCCCGAATAGAGCTAAAATTAACATTAGTTAAATCGCCTGTCAATTGTTCATAAGTAACATCTAAACAGGAAGCTATCATTCTCCATTCATGCTCAAGCAGTGGAACAAAGTTAGCACCAATGTCATCTACAGCAGCAAATTCAAAATCTTCATCTGGTTGTAAATAGTGCACACCACCAGGTAAGATTTTCTGAATCTTTTTACTATCACCAGTTTCTGGATCAGTTGTATCTTCAACATCCCCCAAACCTGGAAGACCACCAGCATTTAGTTTTTTAATAATCCAACCTACTGCTTGAGCTGCCTTTTGTCTTACAAGTGCAGCATCGGTAAGCTCGTCCATTTCATAAATAGGAAGCATAGCTGCAGCAAGTTTAGGAATACCTCTCCACTGACCTGGCCGCTCTCTTGAAAAGATATGCAGTGTGTCATTGGAAGAGATAGGAACTCTCTTTAAAACTTTTTCATAAGAATATTCATTCGGATGCCTATTCCAGAAATGATACTCCAGTGGTTTACCAAAATTATCAAACTTTATTCCGTACCGGATATTTCCTGGAGCAAAGTATTGAGGGTCAAGCTGTTCTGCTTCAAGCACTTGTAACTTCAATGGTATTGGACAATCATCCCTGCGTTGGATAAGCATTCTTGAAAATACTTCACCACTTTCAAAATACGAATATCCCCAGAGACTTTCCATGTTTGCCAGTGATCCATAACCATCAACTGAAGGATTCTTGATAAAAGCATCCCAAGCTTTCTGCATTACAGGCGAACTCCATCTGACTGTAATACCTTTACCAATCCAGTGAGCTACAAGCCTTGCCTGGGCGGTGGAGGCTGCTGCATTGTTTCTGCATAAATGGTGGCTTCGGTTCCATAGTAATTTAAGTTCTCTAGCTGCTAGCGTATCTGCAGAACCTGCTAGCAAACCTTTTCTTGCCAGTCGATAGCCACTATTAGCGCCATCAAAAGCTGTTTCAATAGCCATAAAATCCCCTTAAAGTTTGCTATATGTTATTTGCATTCTAGCAGACCTGAAGGAAGGACTACTACCTTCTATTGCTGCTATATCTGCGAGAATTCTTACTCTTTCTTTCTGCAGCACTTCCATAGTAACTTCAGTAAATTGATACTCACTTATCGAGGTTCCAGACGAAATACGAAACCTAGTAACTCTCTCTCCTGCAATAAGTTGTTTTATAGCATTATTTACCACTAAAAGATCTGCATTAAGTTCTTCTAAAGTAGCCATTAATTTATTCCTGGGGTGACGTTTGATGATGTAGCAGATTGAAGAACAGAAGCAGCTGATAACATTGTTTCAGCCTGTTTCCAATGTTTCTCAGTCCACAAATGAAGAAATAATGATCTACTAGCATGTAACGCTAACACTTCACAGTCAAGAGCCTCATCACGTTTCCCTGCTACCAGTTCATAACGCACAGCACCACTTGTAGCACTTCTACGTTTTTTATTACTCAGTATTTGTTCATCATAATCTGCCCTAACACCATCATAGTAATACATCCGGTCTTTATTACCTGACAAAGTTAGTTTACGCAGTACTTCATCTTTACCAGCCTGCACCCCTACAATGTAAACTCCAACCCCATGACTTTCAGCTAACTTTTTGTTTTTCTCCTTTGCAGTCTTAGCATCTGGTGCTTGCGGTACAGTGAAGATTTCTTTAGAATGAGCACCTGCATCACTACTACCTTTTGTAGCATAAACATGCTTGTTGTAGCGTTTCATCCTACGAACCCAGTCATACACTAGCTGAGTTGTATTACCGTCGCCGGAGTCTATACTAAGTGCTGAAATCGGTAGGTTAACTGGATACTGTGGTGTAGAAAAAGCATGTGGATATTTCGCTAAGAAGATTTCTGTAAGCGCAGCCCATACTGGATCTTCTGGGTCTTTAACAAAGCCATAAACTTCACCCCAGTATACCAGCCAAGAATTACCATTCCGCCCCCAAGCCCTGATAACAATAGCAAAACGATTATGCTGCACGTCCACACCAGCCGTAAGAATAATCCCACCAGGTTCAACAGTACCTTCACTATACCCCAAACGACTAGCAGCAAGCATACCAGCGTTAAGACTGAAAATACCTGGGCTATAGGCCAACCCACAACTATTATTCGTGAATGCTTTAAGTTTTCCATCTTTACCTTTTTCATTCTCTACCTCTGCTTCAAGTTTCTTTTTAGCCAGTGCTACTAAATTAGATCCTGGAAAACTACTTAACAACTCATTGAAAGCAAAACCATAAATGGTAGATTCTGCTGTAGATTTCCAGCCTAGATTATTGTAATTAATAGCATCAAGTACAGCAGCTTTTTTAATTGCATCATCCCAAATAGCTTTGCAATGTGGGCACTCATAGTAAGCAGTTGTTGGGTCATATTTACCGTAAGTAGGATCGATTCTTCCGTCAGCATAGGTATCATATTTTAAATTGTTAAAATCCAGCACATGCTCTTGACCGCAGAATGGGCAAGGTACATGATAAAACATCTGATTGCTTTGCAAGAAAGCAGAATCAACTTTACTAAAACCAACTTCTGATGGAGTTCCACCATAAATGAGTTTTCTTTCCAGGTAGGTTTTTTGACGTTCTGCAAAGATAGTAAGAGCATCACCCTGCCCTTTTAAATCTTCTTTCAAATCATCTGGTTCTTCTACGATCAGCACTGGAGCTGAAGTAGATTTAAGAGCTGTAGGACTACCAGCAGTAACTAACTTTAAAAACCCTCCAGGATATTTATAAAAGTCATAACTACATTTATCTGGGTCACCAACTTTCCGCAGAATACTAGGTACACTTTTAATCAGTGGTCTTATTTTTTCATTGGCATAACTTTTTGAAGAAGCCTGCCGTGGAAATGCCATGATGATATTCTGCGGATCAATATCCATCCGCTTTGCAATATAACTGTTTTGAGTTTCTGACCAAGCAATCTGAGCTGATTTCCGTGCTACGATAATTGGAATATCTATATTATCCATGCACTCCATTACAAACAGCATGAATGGAGTTTCCATGCAGTCCATAAGGCCCGGTTTAGCAGTAACTTCAGTAGTTAACCATCTATAAGTTTCTGCATACTCTCTTGTACTAATCCTTTCTACAGGCTCAAGCAGTTGAAACAATCTTCCTAAAAACAACCTCTCAACAGCATTACCTAGAGAGTTTTGCTCAGTAGAAGCTTGAGAGACTTTCATCATCTTCCCCTTCTTCTGTTGTATCTTCATCTGAGATTTCAATTTCTCTATCCATTTCTTTCTGAATGAAATCTTCCAGTTCTTCCGAAGCTTGAACTCTCATATCTAAACCTAATTTAACCCAGCTTTTCTGCAAAGTATCTAATTCCTTTTGCAACTCTGGATGCTTCCTAGAAATACTAGCCAGCTGGGCCCGCATCTGCAAGAAATGTGGTTCAAAAGTCTCAGCCAGCAGGCCTATATCCACCAGTTCCCCACGTTCTTTCTTAATCGCTAACCACTGAGCTTCTGTTCTAGCTCTGTCTAGTTGAATCTTCTGCAACTGTACAGCCTCACTTAAGCCTGTAGCTTTGTTTGCACTTTTGTTCTGCCACCAGGTTAAGTGGTATTTAATACATTCCCGTAGTGTAGCATCTGAGTTAGGTGGTAACTTACCTTCCTGCCTGTAGGTATAAATCATTGATACATTCACACCTAAGATTCCAGCAAGAACTGCAGGGCTAACTTCTCCATTTAGATTAACCATCTGAGGTGCTTTGCCTACAGGTTTATCTAAGAACTCATCCAGATTAATATCCATAGTAGATACAGACTGTTGAGCTAGATTTTCTACTTGGTTTCTATTCATTTTTACTCCTTATATATAGGCGCTATTGACTACCCTACCGGCTCTGGTAAGATCGAGCACTAATTTATTAAATTTTTCATAAGGATAGCTCATGATTGAAAAAGATCCAACTACTTATACTGTTTTAACTTACTTTTGGGTGTTTGCTCTAGCCTTTTGGGGTGGTGTAGTAAGTTTCCTATCTAAAATAAAACAAGGAGCAGTTAGAGCTTTTAATATAACTGAATTCTTTGGGGAGATATGCACCTCAGGTTTAAGTGGTCTACTTACTTTCTACCTATGTGAGTTATCACAAACACCACCTTTAATGACTGCAGTTCTTGTAGCTATCTCAGGTCACATGGGAACACGAGTTATTTTTTTACTGGAACAGTACTTAGAACAGAAAGCTAATGATGTTCTGCATATTAAGTTAGGAGAAGATAAAGATGAAGTTTAAGGAAGCACTGAATGCTACGCTGGGTATCGAACAGGGTTACATCAATGACAAGTTTGATCCAGGTGGTGAGACCAAATATGGAATCAGCAAACGTAGCTACCCGCATTTAGATATTAAAAACTTAACACTAGATGAGGTCTGTAAAATTTATGAAAAAGATTTCTGGAAACTCGCCCACTGTGAAGAAGTGGCTGAACCTCTTAAGCTCTGCATGTTTGATACTGCAGTGCATTCTGGTATTAAACCCGCAATTGTTATT